ATCCGATCTGAGAATAACCCCCCGGGAATAGCGCGGAGCCGAGGATAGATCCTCCAAGCGCCCCGGCGCCAAGTGCCCAATTCGCCGTCCCCATTAGATTCGTGATGCCCGTCGTCGGGACCGCGCTAAATAGGCTCGAGCCCGCCATGTATGTCCCGAGGCCCGCACCGATCGAATTACCTCCGAACCATGAACCGATTCCACTGAGCCCACCGCCACTAAACAGCCCGCCTGTCTGTTGCTGCACCGCACCTGCGGCCGCTTGCGTCGCGCCACCCGCCGCTTGCGTCGCGCCACCCGCCGCTCCGACGCCGGTAATCGCCACGACGAGCGGCCGGGTAATCATCGCGTGCGCCATCTCGGCGAGCCAGCGCATGATGCCCGTCTTGAGCGTGTCGAGCGCGCTCTTGCCGCCGCTGATGAGATCCACCCAAAGCTGCGCAAAGGCATCGTCGACGCGCTCTACAGCGTTTTCCCACATCTTGCCCCAGGCGCTTGCCGCGGGCTTTGCCTCGGCCGCCGCCTTCGCCTGCTCTGCCGTCATCGCCGCCAAGATCTTAGTCGCATCTTCTTGCGAAACCTTTTGAGCAGTAACCGCAACGGCGAGCGCAGCTTGCGCTTGCGCATAATCCTCGGCTGCTGCGCGGCCGGGGATGTATTCGCGCGCGAGCTGATTTGCTTTTGCGATTGCCGCGTCCATTGCACGCTGCATTTTCTTTTGATCGGCGTCTATCGCTTTTGATGTCGCAGACGACAGCGACCGCATGGCGCCACCGGCCTGCTCGACCAGCTTTACAGCCTGATCTGCATAGGCTTTTGTGCGCTCGCCCCATGCGGCTTTATTCGGACCTCCGTGGTAATAGGCAAACTGCTCCCACAGGCTGAGACCTTTCTGCGCCGCCTCTTGCAAGTATTTAGCGGCGCCCTCGGCCTGACCCTTAAAGCTCGACATGTCTGCGCCAAGCCCCTGCGCGGTAGCGCGAGCCATCTGAAACTCACCGACAATTTCTGTGACAGCTCCTTTCCCTGCCGCAAGATCTTTGACGAGCCGCGACGAATCAACGCCTGCTGTTTTGCCGCGGCTGGATTCCATCGACCATATCGCGTCGAGTTGGCCTCTCAGCAGACCGTATTGCCGCTCAAGGTCAGCCACAATTGCGGCCTCCCCGGTCAGCGTTTCGCCGTAATCTTTTCTTGCGACAGATGCTTTTTCGGCAGCAGATGTCGCCTCATTTTGAGATTTAGCAAGGTCAACGTTACCTTGCTGCATCCGCGCCATTTTCTGCTCAAGCTCGCCGAGCGCTTGTGCCGTTGCGCGCAACTCGGACTGCGCGCGCGGGAGCTGAGGGAATAGCGCTTCTAGCGCGCTCGATCGACCGGATAGTTCTGCGACTCTTTTTGACTGTTGCTCGAATCGCTCAATCAATTCGAGTCGCTGTTGCATCAACACGTTGAACTCGGACTGAGAGCCCGCGATGTTTTGAAAGCCGAGCCCGTCGAGCGCATTGCCGAGCGATGATGCGAGATTGGTTGCAGATCGCAAAATGCCTTCGAGGAACCCGAGAGCGCCGGTAGCCTCGTTGACCGATGTTGCAAACTCACGCATGGCCGAGGTGAAGCGATTCCATTCCGATGCAAGTCCACCGACCCTGGACCCGTCGTCATAGAGCCTATTCAGCTCGTCCGCCAGTTTCGGAAGGAGGTCGTTCGCAGTGACTTGGCCGGTTTGCAGGAGCTTGCCGAGCTCTTCCGTTGTGACGCCCATCGCGTTCGCAGCAGCTTGAAACGCGCCGGGCAGTCGCTCGCCGAGCTGCCCGCGCAGCTCTTCGGCTTGGACCGTGCCCTTCGAGATCATTTGCTCGACTGCGAGGAGCGCGCCCTGAGTGTCATACGCCGACTTGCCGAGCTTGCCCATCGCGAGCGAGACAGACTCGAAAATCTTCCGCGACGCTTCGCCTTGCAGCGCGGTGCCGCGTGACGCTGCGGTCAAGCTGAGATAGGCCGTCGTTGCGCTTGAGACCTCAAGCCCAAGTCGCGCCGACACCTCGGAGACGTATGCGAGCTCGGCCGCCGCCGCCGCGGATGACGCTGAGATCGCCTCGAAACCTCGCCGGAACCGATCTTGCTCCGCGGACACGGAAACAAACCCGCGGACAAGCGCGCCGAAGCCGATGGCGCCAAGCGCGGCACCTGCCGCCTTGCCCATGCTCGCAAAGCCGCGAGTCAGGATGTCCGCCTCGGAGGTTGCGCGCTTGGCGGACTTGCCGACATCGCCGACCTTGCCCTCGACGCGCGTCAGCTCGGCGACCGCGGCCTTGCCGTTGGCGTCGACCCGGAGCTTGATCTCATACGCCTTGGCCATGCTGCCTCCGACTCATCCCGCTGAAAATAGACGCCAATGTCGCGCCGGCTTGCTCGCTCTTTTGCGCTTGCGCTTCGCGGACATCATCCGCGGACCAGTACGGTTCGCGCTCGGGCTTTGAGCTGCGATGATGCGCATCTGCATAGGCCGCAGAGAGTGCGTGGAGCGTCGTCATCTCCCAATCATCGGCCCATGCCCCGGTCACGTCCCGCCACGCCTGTAGCTCGGTCCATGTCAGGCCAGAAACACCCATCCCATTCGATGCGATCGGCCCCGCCTGAAACAGCCAGCCCAGCAACCACTCGGCGCCCACGGTCGGCGGCATCTCCGCGGATTCGATATCGACCCCGAGCCGATCGGCCCGAGATCGCCACTGCGCATCCTTGCCTTGATCGGCCCATCCCGCCGAAAGCCACGCATAATGCCTCACCCATAGAGTCAGGCCGCGAACGACTCCCCCAGGTAGTTAGCCTGGTCAAACACGTGCTCATCGCATTGCGCGCGAATCCAATCGTTCTCCGGGTCGGAGTAGATCGCCATTGCCGCATCCATCGACAGCGGGATCGGTTGATCATCGCCGCCCTCGAGGTTCCAATCGGCGGTAATCGAGGCCAACAACTCATGTCCGCGCTGCTCGGATTGCTCGGCCGTGACCTTGATCTTGCGTTGCTTCAGCGCCTCGTTCTGCCATTTGCGCATGACGGACTTGTAGCGCTCCGAGTGCGCTCCATAGAGCTCGATGTACATCCGCTCCTCGGAAGCGGTCAGCAAAAATTGCTGCGTGCCGGGATGGCGCAGATAGAGCCTGGAGCGATCCAAGAGCTTGATTTTCTTGACGTTGATTTTCATGCGTCGTTATTCCGTCGGTTGGGAAAAGGCCCCGTGCACGGGGCTTGCGGACGATCCGCGAATTACGCCGCCGAGTTCGCCTTCGCGCCCTCGACGATTGCGCCGTTGATGACGAGCGCGCTCATGATCTTGACGACATCATCGCCGGCGCCGACCGTGACCTTCGCCGAGCGGACCAGGCCAGGGAAAAAGTAACGCTGATACTTCGCCGGCGTGGTATGGCCGCTGGTGGTCGTGCCGACTGCCGAGAGCTGGATCTTCATGGCGACGGAATCGGGATTGCCTTGACGCGCGATCAGGGCGGCAAGCCCGGAATCCGTGGTCGTCTTGGCGATCGACAACGTGATCTCGCCATTGTCGGTCGTGCCCATGAATTTACAGGCAATGCCGGTTCCGATCGGCGTAAACGACCCGATCGATGCATCCGGGCCGAATTCGCCGACATCTTCGATCATGCCGACTTCGAGCCATGTCAGCGCGTCATAGCCTGCAACATCATACGTTGCAGGAAGAAGGGTTCCGCTCGCAATAAACACCTTCGTGCCCTTTGCGGCGATCAGGTCAACGCATGTTCCGAGTACGGGTTCAGCCATTTCAATGCTCCATTACGATTAAACAAGGCACGACGTGATCTGGTACACGTCGCGCCACTGGCAATACGGGCCTGAGAGCTGGAGCATCTCGCCCGCAACGAATGACAGCGGCATGACTGCCCCTGTCGGGATATGTCCATCCAGCGCCGCGGCAATCTCCTTGCGGGCCGACTCGAGCTGTGCGCCGGATTGAGCCGTGATCCTGATCTCGATGCGCAGCGCCTCGCTTGTGCCCGCGCTCAATCGCGATTCGGCGCGCGACGATGCCGCGAGGTGAGCCGTTGCGACCGGGTACGCCGACTGTTCCAGCGGCTGGATGCGCGTCGGCTCGTCGACCGCCGCGAGATTCGGACAAGCGTCGCTCAATCGCTGGATGATGGCGTCAATCATGATCCGGATCGCTCACACCGAACCAATCGCTCAGTGAGCGCATTAAGTCGGTCCTGCATTGCGCCGTGGCGTTGTTCGAGATCAATGATGCGTTGAATCCAGATAGCACGCTCGGCGTTGTAGGCATCCAATCGGATCTGGGTTTCTGAGGCTTTTGCGGCCACGCTGTTGCTGCGGTGAGAAACAGACTCAATCCGAGCAAAAACGTCGTCGCGAAAACCGACCCAGGCGTAGGCGACAGAGAGGGCCAGTGCAAGCGCGGGAACGACGGCGAGCGCCAACTTGACGCCTGAGTCACGCTCCCGATATGTCTCGATTCGATCATCCGTCATTGCCTCGCATCCCGATCGCCGCCAAAATGGATTGCCACGCCACGGAGCGTCGCCGCTCCTGGTCTGTCAGCCCCGCTTCATACCGACTGCAGCATCTGCAATCCTCCGGGATTCTCCTGCCGAGCTCGCACTCAGGATCGTCTCGCTCGATCAGGTGCGAGCACGGGGTCGCCATCACTTCGGCGCCACCTTGGCAACGATCAATCCAATTGCCGCCTCAACCAGCGCGGTGCGCACATCCGGCCATGACTGCTTAATGCGCGCCACGACTTAATCCCGGCGCCTGTCATTGTGCATTTTGCGCGTCTCGTCCGGCTGGCGCGGATCGTCCATCAACTCGACGACGAGTGATTCCGTTCGACTCAGCAGCCCGGACGACAGCAGGATCCGCAAGGCTGCGAGGGCAAGTACAAGTGCGACATTCATCAGTACAGTCACCTCATTCCGATCTGGTATTCATTCAGGATCAAGCGGCCCTCGATCGCCGCCCCAATATCCGGCCTCATCGTCGTCGTCGGGCGGCACTGCCCGAGGTGTAGGCGATCGGACGGGCTGGCGCAGCCCGCGAGACAGGCGCACGCCAGGGAAAACGAGATCAGGATCAATCGGACGATTGCCTTTGATACTGCCGTACCACGCCAGCACGGCGCCGACGAGCGAGACCGCTTGCATGACGAGCTCGGTTGTCTCGGTCGCATCGACAGACACTCCGGCAAATCCGCTCGCAAGTCCGGCGATCACCGCGACCGCAGCGCCGATGATTCGACGTGACTGCCACCACGGCTTTGCGGCTGGCGGCGACAGGATCGGGACTGTGATCTGTGTCGCTCGGGTCGCGAGGTAGGCGTCATAGGCCGCTGCGGTGCGCGGTCCCCAGACTCCATCAGCTCGGCCTGGGTCGAAGCCGATCGATGCGAGGCGCTCTTGCAGGGCGCGGATATCGTCGCGAGTGAGTGCGTCTGATCTCACAGATCCGTCCTCAGAATGTCGTCGGCTGCGCCACCGAACGAACAAGTGCCATGAACCCGGTTTGCAAGTCTGTTGCGCCAATGCTGATCCAGCGCCCATCCAGTCCTTCGGTTTTGCGGAGCTTGGCAACCAGATCCCCGCACACTTCGGCCTGTGCCTTGATCTCGTTCATCAGCTCGGCTTCAGCTTCACTCAGTTGGCGATAGCCGATGATCTTAGGTTGCTCGAATGTTTCCATGTTCTACCTCTTTACGGTTTTGTGTTAAACATCAGGTCGTCAAACCTCATGACAGAAACCAGTTTCGTTTCGGTGTTGAGTCTGGCTCGGTCTGCGGCCCCTGCAGTGGCGCGTGGGACTCGATCGGCAGTAGCTGCGCCGCGCGAGCCATGGCCAGCGCATCGCGCTCGACCGCCACCACTCGGCGCTCCCAGCCACGCCCGAACGTGCGCCACGTTTTGAGTTTCTTGAGCCACGCAAGGCGCGACTGGCAGAGCCGCTTGATCACCGCTTCCGATCCTTTACGCGTCACGGCGTCGAGTGTCACCGGGCCAATCTGGCCATCGGACGGGACACCGACCGCGCGCTGCAAAAACGGAATGGCTCGACCAGGGCCGCTATTCACCGCGAAATCAAAGACCGCGTAATCCACGCCCGCCGGCAGTGCGTCGCCATTCACGCGGTCCCAATAACTCTTCCGGTAGATCGTGCGCACCACACTCATCGGGATCGAGCGCATCGAGCCGGTATAGCCGTGAGCGCGGGCGGTGCGCTTTGTGATTCCGTAATTCGTCTCGCCACCAGGGTCCTTTGGATGATTGACGTACCCGCCCTCATCGATCAAGACGTGTTTGAGCGCGGTCTCGAAATTCCCTTTCACGGCGCCCACCACACCCCGCCGCGCGCGGCCAGCGTCGCGACGATATGCCAGCCAAGCACGATGTTGACCGCAGTCATCGCGCCGAGGATATGGCTGTAGGTCGCGGCTTTGATCTGTGCGTCCGTCATGCCAGCGCCTCCGTAAGTCTGATTAACCCGATCGTGCCCGCGACCAACAGGGCAATCATGCCGACGATGTAGATACGGTCTTTCATTGCCACGCCCCCGCCAGCACTGAATAGATGTTTCCAGCCGCCCGCTTTGCGCTGTCGCTCGTTAAGTGATAATCGGGATACGGCGACCCAGGCCGCTCACGCATCGTCGGCAGCCATCCGGCATAAGCATCGAGTACGATCGCGCCGGCTTCTTTCATGCGCTCTCGGTAGGCCGGACGAAACGTCTGATCCCACCACAGCGCATCGATATGCATGCCATCAGTGAGCCCCGGCAGATCTCGCCCGGACATCATCGGGTACTCGATCGCGATCACCGTCTCGGCCAGCGCGAAGAGGTCCTCCACGATCGCGGCGGCCGTCTCCAGGCTGTCGAGCGACTGCAGCGGCGCATCACGCAACGCATCGTTCGCCAGGCCCAGGATCGCCACGTCCGCCCGCTCGTGCTCCGCCCCGATGCCGGCCCGGAACTCGAGCCATTGCAGCACCGCGGCGTATTGGTCGGCGTGATACTCGCCGGGCCGCCCGTCGCAGACGAGGACGTCCCCGCGGGTCGCAAGCAGTGCCCCCAGATGCTGGCTCGTGCGCGGCCCGTCGCAGGCCCATGACAGCGGGCACGTCTCGAAGGAGGCGCCCACCAGGTAGACGACGCGCACGGGCTCGGGCTCAATCGGTGCCGGCTCGGTCGCCTGAATAGGTGCCGTCCCTGGCGTGTCGCTCGTACGACTCGTCGGCACCGGCTGGGTGTCGGACCCGCCGCCGTCGTTGCAGCCCATGAGGGCCAGACTGAGCATGAGGATCGCCGATCTCATCCCATCGCCGCCGTGAGCCGCAGAAGCCCGAGCCCCGCTGCCGGCCACCCGGCTTCGGTGTCGATCGCGTCGAGATCCATCAGCGTCTCGGCGGCCTCGATCTGTGCCTTGAGCACCTGGCTGTTGCGATCGCAGGCCGCACCGTGCGCCACGAATGCCGCGTGCAGCGCGAGAATGCCCGCGGCCGTCGTGATCCTCCCGACGCCATCGATCGAGCGCCAGCCTTCGCCAAGCGCGGTCTCGAAGCTCGCGACCGCGTCCGCGCCCTGACTCAAAGCGATCTGTGCCGAGATCGCGACGTTGGAGAGCAGCGGGATGGACTCATCGCGGTCGGAGGCGTAGGTGTTGCCGTCGAATGCAAAGCCGCTCGTCTGCGCCTGCACCCGCCGCGCCGATCGCGTGGATTGCATCTGCGCCTTGCGCGTCGCCAGTTGCTCGGCTTCGCTCGGGACGATCGGCTCGCGCCGATATTCGCCGTCAACGAATTCCCACGGTCCGTGGGGACCGGGCTCGGTATCCGGCCGATGCCAATAAACGCCGAGACTCGCGAGCTTTTCGCGGTCGTCTCGCGCGATGAGAGTCGCGACGGGCCAGCGCTTGTCGGCGTGGGTGATATGCGGTGTGGGCGATTGGTGCGATTGAGTGAGGTACATTTAGGCTACCGTGATGATCTGTTTCGCGCGGTTGGCGGGGAATCGGATGACGACGATACCGGAGCCGCCGTTTGTAGCGCCTCCAGAGCCTGCAGAACCACCGCCACCGCCGCCCTCAGGCAGCGAATCCATCCGCCGATCATCGCCCCGAGCTCGTTGACGAGGATCGACAAAGCGGTATAACGGCGCAGCGCCTCGACGTCGGTGTTGGCGCGCTTACCGTCTTTGAACCCGAAATACCCCAGCTCGAAGGCAAGATTGAGCAGCATGCGCAGCTGCTCGTGCTGCACGTCCAGCCGCCCGAGACTGGTCTTGTTGTGATAGCGCTTCTGGCACTCGACCAGGAGGTTGTAGACCCCGTAGGCGGCCTGCCGGATCTCCTGACACAGCGCGTACTTTTCATGTCGCGGAAAATGATTCAGATGCACGTTCATGAGCAGAATCATCTCGCGGGCCTTGAAGAAGATGGCGGCCTGAGGGTCGGCACGGCTCATACGTCGCTATCGCTCCGCCGACATGTCATGACCCATAGGCCGCGGCGCGAAAGCCGACGGAGCCGTTGTAGACGCTCGCCCGGTAGAGGTCCCAGTAGCGCGCGAAGACGCCGGCGCTGAAGGCGTCGCCCCAAGAGGCGCCGGCAAGCGGGAACAGGTTGGCGCGGTTGTAGCGGTAGCATCCATCCGAGCCAAACAGATTTGTGCCGGCGCCGAGGCCCGACGCCGACGCAACGCCGCAGCTGGTGCGCAGCTGATCGACAGCGGACGGCGCACCCGAGAACACCTGGCTCGCTGCGTTGCCGAAATATTGCCACGCGGTGGCGGCGCCCCACGGCAGGAAATCCGCTATCTCCTCGTAGAGCGCCCCGATTGTCGCAGCGGGCTGCCAGGCGCCTGTTGCGCCGCCCCAGCCTGCGGTCAGATCGCCGAGAGCGACCTCCTGATGCAACAGCCATGCCCGGCCATCACTGCGCTGCACGGAATCCGTCGGGGACGCGCCGGGAGCCGTCAGGCCGAGTAGACACTCCCACATCAGCCCGTTGTCGTCGGCGATCCCGCACGGCTGTCCGTTATGGGTGGTCTTGGCAAACGGCACGCCCGAGCCCGTCCGACCCTTTGCCGCCGCACCGGTGTCACCCGCGCTCGTGAAGAGAACCGATGCGTCGTTCGCGTCGCGTAACGCGTTGTTGTTGCACCCCTTGGGGAAATTGGTCGTCCGCGCCGGGTCGTACCACGCGCAATGCGTCGCCGAAGCAGCGGCCTGTCCGTGCGCCAGAGACAGCAGAGCAACAACGCTCGCGATGAAAATGCTCTGGCAATTCCAGCCGGCGCCGCGCGCGCGAGAGAGCGTGACAGCGTCATGCAGCTGACCGACACAGCCGGGCATGCCTGCCGAACGGGTGTAGGTCGATGTCGTCGTCAACGAAATCGGCACGCCGTTCCGGACCGATACCGCAGCTGACCCGGACCCATCCTGACTGGCCAGAAACTTGTCGCGGAAGAACCCTTTCTTGACCACGCCGCCGTCGATAAAGGCACGAGGCATGAAGTACCCGGCGGCAAGCGCCGCGGCCTGCGTCGCAAACGCCGCAGCGGGCAGGATATCGACCGCATTGACTCCATAGACCGCATATCGCGGCGAGTCGGCGTGGCCGATGCGCAGCCAGAAGCGCGGGATGTAGACCACGATCGAGCCGAGCTCATGCTGATAATTGCCGTAGTTTTCGTGGCCGACGACGTTGTGCCCAGGCAGCGGGGCCAGTCCGAGCGCCGCCAGATCCGAGGCCGGCGCAACGCCCACGCCGAACCCCGCCCCGCCGGCCGGACCGATGTCGGGCAGCGCCTCGCCTGCGCCCCCCATCAACCTCCGCACTCTCATGACGGCACCCCGATCGTGCGGACATGCGCCTCGACCCAGCCTTGCGGGTAGGTTTGCAGCGTCAGTACGGCTTTTGATTCGTCGGCTGTCGGAAGATCAACAGCGGTCGAGTCTGTCCAATGCCACGCCGCGTCGAGTGCGATGACTGGAGGCGTCTCGGTGTCGATGAGGACCGCAACAGTCGCGACGCTGCACTCGGGCGCAGTCGGCACCGTGCCGGTGACAAGGCTGCAATTGCCTGTGATCGTGAGCTGATAGACTTTGCCATCGCAGGGGATTTCGATGTCGCCGAATGCTTCCGCAACGAAGGCCAGGGTTGCGCCGGTCTCGGTGTAGGCGGCCATCGGCGTGAGCGTCGCCGCGCCGTCTTGGCCGGGTACGCCTTGCGGTCCCTGCGGTCCAATTTCTCCAGGATCACCCGTGTCGCCCTTGGGTCCGGTCGCGCCGACGAAATCCAGATAGTTCGCGGGATCGAGGACTTCGGTCGGGATCGGAAATTCTGTGATATCGGCCATCTTAGGATTCCTGCGGCTTCACGCGCTTCGTGCCGCGCACGAGAACTTTGCCGTCTGCGGTGACGAAGACGACACCTGTGGTCGGGGAGATGAGGGCGATGGGGACGGTGATGGTGCCGCCGAGATCATCCATCCCATCGAAGACGGGGCGCAGTCCGGTTGCCTCTAGCCCGCCATCGTCGGTGATTGCGTAAAGCGTCGACCAGATCGACATCACTCATCCTCATCCGGCACGACTACGGCGGGGCGCGCTGGCTCGACATAGACAATCGAGACACCGTGGCCGTCGCTTTTCGGCCCGGCGGTAATTTCGTATTCAATGCCGGCCACTTCGATCAGGTCGCCGCGCGCAAGATCAGACACCCGGCTATCGGGCGCCTTGATTGCGTATTCGGTTGTCTGGTATTCCGTAACACCATCAGATTGGAGCGCCTCTCTCACGTACCATTGAGCATAGATCCCAATCGGCGTGCCGCGCGGATCGAGCACAACCTGGACAACGCCCGGCATCGGTGCGTTAAAGAGGGCGCCCCAGTCCATTACGCCAGCGCGCTCTCGGCGATCGTCCAATCCGCCGCGGTTGCCGCGAGCGTCAGGTTGTCGTCGGCAGCGTCGATGGTGGCGAGCGTCGCGGAACCGTCAACCGTCTCGTCTCCAGCGCCGTCGAGCGTGACCGCGGTCCCGGCGCCGGCTGCCGTGGACTTGATGACCGACAGCATTGCGCTGCGCGGAACATCGGCGAGAGCCGGCAGGGTAATCGTCAGCGCCGCGGTATTCGGGACGGTGATATGGCAACGACCCGAGAGCAGGTTCGCTGCTGCGAGCGTTTGCGCACCGGTGGCGGCCATCGTCAGGAATCGCGGCGGTTCGGCCGCGAACGGCGCGAGCTTGACGCCAACGGTTTGCGATGCGGCGGCGGACTTCACCTCGGTGAAGTGACCGATGAAGTACCGACCCGCGGCCACGTCGTTATAGCACTTGGCGCCGTCCCACCACGCCGGCGCCCCGATGGTCGTGGTATCGCTCGCATCAAGCGCGAGATCAAACACGCCGTCGATCATCACCGAGCCGGTGGCGGTGCTGGCGATGTCGCCAAGCGCGACACCCATGCCGCGAAATCCGACCTGCACGAGCGCGCCGGAATCGACATCGGAGCCGGTGCCGTTGTACCAGTCGATCACATTTCCTTCTTGGACGAAATTGGTAGCCATCGTATTAGCCTCTGAATTGAATTCGATTACGCGCCGGCATTCCGCACGACGCCCTCATAACCAACGCCGGAGACGCCGAAATCGAGCCGCGTCTTCCACCGCGCGCCGTCAACGGTAAAGCCCTGCTCCATTTCGAGGAACGGCTCTTGAACGCCATCGAGGAACGAGACCTCGAGCACCGGGGCAATGGACGGATCGGCGAAGGCGTACCAGGCGGTCCCGCTCAAGCGCGGCGTGCCAATGATGTCGGAATAGGCCCCCATGTACGGATTCGGCGTATTCGGGTTCTTCGTCGACAGGGTAGCCGCCGGGTCATACATCGCGGTGTTGAGGATGCGCGCGGTATCTTCCAGTGAATCCGGCACCAGCAGGATGCGCGGGGTCAGGTCGAGGTAGTCATTGCCGCTCACGTCTTTCTGTGCGCGCATTGCGAGCTTCACGCTTGCGAGCGTGGCGACCGAGGGCGGGCCAGCAACCGCGGCGATATTGCCGTGATCGGCGTGAATTATCGACTTACCGTCCGAGAGCAGCGGGCCGATGCCGGAGCTCAAGCCGAGCACCGCATACACCTTGTTCTCGATCGTTCTCGCGGCAGCGCGACCGCGCGCTTGAGCGAGCCCGACGAAGGCGCCGAGGTCGTCATTGATCACAGCCTGACGGCTCAGGTTGATGATGTCGCCGAAGGTGCCGACGATCACCGATTGCTTGCGGCCATCCGGGATCGGCTTATTCGTGAATTCGCCGAGCTCATTCACCGGCACCAGATCGCCAAGGCTGCCGATCTGATAGCGGTTGTGGGCACGGAAGTCAGACACCGAGCCGGTGGCGCAGAACCGACGCCAGGTGTCGGCGGCGATGGCGTAGGAGCTTTGCAGCGCCTTGTGCATCGTGTTTTCGAGCAGGACCGGGAAATCGCTGGTGCCCTGCGTGAATGCGGCGCCGACAATCTCCATTTTGGTCATGCCGTCGCAGCGCACGCCGGCACGCGCCAACGACTCGCGCGCGAGGTCCATGAGGCTATGGCCGCGATAGGGATTACCGGCGGTCGACTCTTTCGAGACACCGGCCCGAGCGAGCACGGACGCGACGATGGCGGTATTGCGCTTCTCGGATTGATCCTCTCCGGCTTCGATGCGGGTCGAGTGAGCGCCGGTGACGGGCGTCTGCGGGACCAAGGCGGCCAGGGCGCGATCGGTGAAGGTGTCGACGGTAGGATCCGTATCGGCGATGGCATCATCGTAGACCGCACGGATGGCATCGACGCTGCCTGGATTGGCGCGGGACAGTGCGTCGAAACGGGCCTTGATGCCCTCGTTACGGGTTTTCAGCGCGGCGAGCGCTTCGGCCTTGGCTTTCGCCTGGATGTCGACGACGTTGGTTTCGGCCTTGCTTTCGGGCGCGGCCGGTGCTTCTTTTTCAGCCATTTTAGGCTCCTGCTGTTGAGCGGCCGCGGCCGCGGGGTTGCTTCGGTAGCGTGCGGGGATGCTCGCGGCAATCGCGAGCGATTCGGTCACGGAGTCGATCAGTCCGAGCCCGTTGGCTTCGGCTGCGGTATACCAATGGTCAGCGCCGTCGGTGAGCAGCGACAGTGCTTGATCGCGCCCGAGACGCGGCGCATAGGCCGATGCCATCGCTTGCGCGTATCGGTCGAGCGTATCGGCTGTCTCGCGCATATCTGCGGCGTTGCCAATCGCAAGCGCCCACGGCGCATGGACCATCATCAGCGCGTTGTCGGCCATCATGATCGTGTCGCCGGCCATGGCGATCAGGGACGCGATCGAAGCGGCAACGCCGTCAATCGAGATCGTGACCGCAGCCGGGTGACGCTTGAGCGCGTTGTAGATGGCGAGTCCGTCCGTGACGCTGCCGCCGTAACTATTGATGCGGACATCGAGATATTGCGCGTCGACACCCTGCAGGGCGGCAACGAACTCGCGCGCCGACACGGTTTCGCCGTCCCATCCCTCGCCGATGTCGCCGTAGATCAGCACGGTTTGCGTGCTCGGCTCGCCGCGCGCATTGGCGCGGATCTCCCACCATTGGCCTCTAGGCTGCGTCGCGCTCATCATCATCCTCGCTGTCTGTTTCGATTGGCGCCGATCCGGCTTGCGGATCCGGCAGTCCAAGCTCGCGACGACGTGCGAGCCACTGCTGTTCTTCGGCCAACACATCAGCGGGTGATCGCCCGCGCTGGCGGATCGCTTCGACGCTCGACGCCAGCCCTGCGGCAATCAGGGTCTCCCACGCATTTGCATCCTTCGCTGGATCAACCCACGGCGTGCGCGGGACCGTATAGGTGGCGTTGGCGGCGTTGACGACATCGGACGGAATCACAAGCTCGCCGACGCCGATGGCGGAATCCAGCACGCGACGGAATACGGGTCTGACGATTTTTGCGGCGAATTGCTGCGACATCACCTCGGAGTCAACCATCGAGTCAACCAGCTCTTGGCGCCGAGCCGAGTAGGAGCCATCGTATTCGCGCGTGACTGCGGCCGAATTGGCGCCGACGCCGGATGTCGCGGCTTTGATAAGGTTGTTTCGGAACTTGTTCATGTCCGAATTCGGACGGCCGTTACTGCCGACCATCTCGATCCGCTCGCCGGGCTCCAACTGGTCCATGATCATGCCGGGGCGGAACCGCATATCGCGCGGCTCGTCATCGTCGCCGGTCATGTCGATGGGATAGGTGTCAGGCGAGCCCTTAATGATGGCTGCGCCGAATGAGGCGGCCACCTTCGCGGCGATCGTCTCGGAGGTCTCGTAGTCGGCCAGGTGATCGAGACGGCCGAGGATCGAGGCGAACAACGACATCCCGCGGCGCTGGTGCAGGCGGTCACGCAGCGCAAAATGAAGCATTTCGTCTGCAGAGATCCGCTTGAGATCGGACCACGGAATACGGCTTGAATCGGCGTGGCCGGGGTGATCGCGGAAGACCCAATAAGCGAGCGGTCGGCCCCAGGCGTTGAGCTCGATCCCGTCGCGTACCGCGCGGCCCTCATACTGGGCATCATGGCCGATCGGCACAAAGTCAGGCTCCATCAATTCGAGCGAGAGCGGAATGCGCGTGGCGTGCCTGGTGCCGGTCGAGACGAATCGCGCGAAGGCGTCGCCGTCGCGGTACGCGGTACGCGCCAACATGCGCTGGGCTTCCGGCCACGAGTGCTCGCCGGTCACGTCGCACGACTCGCCCCAACGATCCCAGGCGGCAAGGATCTGACGCGCGAACTCCTGATGGACCGTGCCGTCGGCGCGCAACGGCTGCGGCTCGACGCCGATGCCATGCGGGCCGATGGTGCTGTTCACCAGCACGCGAAGAATGCCGCGCGCGAGATCGAGATTTTGCTCCAGGTGCCGAGCCTGTTCGCGGATCGAGGTCCCGGCACGGGTGACAGCAGCCGATCCGCTTCCGGCTTCGCGCCGGCCTTTGCGGTAGCGGTCCGGCTTGGCGGATTCGTAGGCGGCGAGAATGCGGCGGTTGCGGGCGCGCTCGACGGCCCACGACGGAGAGATAGCGGCAATCAGTGCGTCAATCATCGTCGAACCTCGCCACCGAGTGGCGCGGACGGCTGGACGTTGCGCCAGAGAGCTGCGCGGCGACGAAGGCGCGACGGCGCATCAGGTCGTCGAAATTGGCGAACGTCACCTCGCGCCCGTCGATGCGCATGGAGAGCTGACCCGCGGCAATGGCGAGGTCGAGGGTATCAAGGTCGGTCTGGGTATACGCCATGCCATCAGGCTAGGCGGACGAGGCGGGCAAGATAAGTAAAAAAAAGTCTGGATTGCCCTTGACGCGTGAGAATCACGGACTATAATAAGTAACAAGAGAGCAGGAAACGACAACAACCGGAGAGATGAAGATGAGCACGTACAAGGTAGACCGCAAACAGTTTGATACGCTCGCCGACGCCAGAGACGAAGCCGAAAGCCTGATGGCAGCACGCATGACGATCTCCGCAGCGATGGACTTGGACGAGCTTGTCGGCGTGTTGGGCTCGCTGTGCACGCGCGACGAAGCCGGCCGGCACTTCACCGAGACGGCGGACGAAGACGACCTGGACGCCTTGGAGAAGCTCGGCTGGATCGAGGTGCATCGGCCGATCCATGAAGCGACCGGGATCCCTTACGGCCCGGAGCACTGGACCCTGACCGTCACCGAGGACGGTATCGAGGCCGTGGAGCGCGCGGACCTGGAAGACTGAACCAACCGCCCGGCTCCGGCCGGGCATCACCGAGGATTGGGGATGGACCATAAACCCAAAACCGACCGCGAACGCCAGCGCGATCGAACCGCCCGGCTGCGGCGCGACGGACTCAAGCCGGTGCGCCTGATCGTGCCGATTGCGCGGGAGGATGAATTAAAGGGGATTGCGGAGCAGATGGTTCGCGAGTCGCAAGAAGCTCTTCAGGAAATCGCCTACATCAACACGCGAATTGCAGAGTGCCAATACATGATTAAATACGCTGAGAAACACAAAGATTGCGAATCGCACATGCCGCAAGAATGGCAAGAGGCTATCGACAAACTGCTGAAAAAAAGAAACGCCCTAAGCGCGCTAATCAAAGAGAAATAGACCCTAAAACCACTCCGACCGCCTCCGCCGCACAGTCGACGGAGAGCACTCCGCCGCCCGAGCCGCCTCGGTGACGCTCGCGCCGTTGGCCAGCGCCTCGCGGGCGATCTCGTCGCGGTGCGCTCGGTCGACTGTGCGGCGGAGGGGGACGATACCGATTACTCGGAGGGGGATCAGCCGATTTTGGCGCGGGAGTCACAACCAGCTGGGTCCATAGTCGAGATAGCGCGAGAGGGGGAGATTAAGGGGATTGCGGAGCGGATGGTTCGCGAGTCGGTCAAATCTCCCACTCCGGCGGCCCGAACCCTGACGACAACCGCCGATCCCTGATCCTCCTCACGGTTCGCTCGTGAATCCCGATCGAGCGCGCCACCTCCGCGGCGCTTGACCCTGCAGCGAGGCGCGCCATTACTGTGCGGTCACGCTCGGAGCGATCCTCCGCGCGGATGTAATGCGACTCGGCACCATAGCGGCGCTGCAGCTCCACGCAGACCATAACCGATAGTCGCCGCGCATCATCCCCGGCCAAACCGGCCCGCTCGCCGCATTGCGCGACGATGCGCAGTAGGTCATCGATCAGGTCACAGCGCCCAGTCATCCGGAGCCATCCCGTTATCCTTCGGCGGGCGCTTGCGACGCCTTGGCTTCTGCTTCAGGTCGCGGCGCTGGTCCGGAGTGATGACCTCGGGATTGGTCTCCCAGTCTGATGATGCGTACGGCGGCGGGGCATCGAAATCGATCTTATCGAGCCCGTAGAACAACCACAGGGCATCGCAGTATTGCAGCGTGTCCCACGTCTCGTTGCGCTTGCCGTGCGCAATCTCCCACCGCTTCGGGCCGCGGGTCTCGGCGATGAGCTCGTCCAGGTACTCCCCCGGAGCCCATGACGGAAGATGGACATATCCAGGGCCCGGCGACTCGCGCAGCAGGTCGGAATAGGCGGCGTCCTTCAAGGTCGTCGATCCAAGCTCCAAAACCGGGACATCGCCGGATGACTTCGCCTTGCGGTTTGCGCGCTTTCGGCTGTCCGGGTAGATCTCGCGCACCGCGGCCTGTGCTAAATCGCGGCCCTTAATCAACCGCACGCGATGCCCGAGCCCGTCGCGCGCGAGACCGCGCCACCAGTCATACGCTTGGCGCGTCGTCTGCGTCTCGGCGTCGGTCGCGTAGCCCGCGGAGTCGACGGAGACGCGCCAGACGCGCAGCTCGCGCGATGCGTCGAGGCGGTAGGTCGAGAGCACCACACGGCGCGTCACCTCGGCCCAGTGCTCTTGATAGCTCGCCGGGCGGATCTTGTCTCCGGCCTCGGTCGTGCGGATCGCGTAGCCGTCGACCAGCCAGCGCTCGCGGTCCCGACCGTAACCCCAGACGCGGACCTCGAAGCGATCGGATTGAATGTCGACAGCAGCGAGCAGGACGCGCACGCCGCTCGGGACGTGGTAGCGCTCCCAGGACTCGAGGCGACCGGATAGGAAGCTCGCATTGCGCGCCTTACGCATGGCGCTCGGCTGATGCGGGACACCCTGGTCGACGTTGCGCGTTGTCTTGAGTGCGCGCTCGTCTCCTGTCGATTCAAACTCGCGTTTTGCTTGCAGGTGATTGAGCACCAGGCTTGACCAGCTTTGGAACGCTGCGGCGCAGCCCATCATCCAGAAGCTCGCAATCTTCGAGTGGCGCGGCTTGCCGATCAGGTTGCCGTCTCGGTCGCGCGAGCAGCCCTCGGGCACCCAAACACCTTTCGACGATTGGTTTAGCCTATCTTTGTCTACCTGTCGATAGACTTGGCCGCATGTTGGACAGGCCACATGCGCGGACTCCGCGGCCTCGGCAAGATCCGGCACATCATCGAACGCCGGGAGCGCCGGCGCCTCCCACCACTCTCCGCACCCGTCGACGCATTGCCAATGCCAGCGCCTGCGGTCCCCGCGGTTATAGAGCGGAAGGATGCCGCCATCGACAGGCGGCGCCTGGTGCGGCCCGTCCGGCGTCCAATCGGTCGTGGTGATCGCGCGCTTCGGAGATGACTCGACCAGGCACATGCCGGCGGACCCTGCGACCTGGATGCGCTTGCGCGCGAGATCGAATCCGCTGCCCTCGCCGCCGATGTCGTCGGAAAAGGAGTCGTAGTCGGAGAGAGCGACATAGCGCAAGTCGCGTTGCGCGAGCTGCGAGGATGACGGCCAGCCGAGATTGAGGATCATCCCGTGCCGATATTGGACGAACTCGATATTGGTGTCGTGCAAGCGCGTCGAGAGCTTGGCCTTCATCGCCGGAGAGTGCCGGTGTTGGTACTCGAGGCGTCGCTTGCGCCAGTCGTGCGCGAGCGGTTGGGTGCTGAAGTAGGCGCCGAAGTCTCCTGGGTCGGCAAGGACGGCGTGGACAATCCAGCCGTCGCAAAGGATGAGCGTCTTGCCGCTACGTGCCGCGCCGACGAACACGACTGCCTCGAACGCGCGCGACTTGAGCATGTTGGCCGGCTCGATCATGTATGGCGTGCGAGTCGGGTCCCATGCGCCATCGGTCCCGCTTGCGAGCTTGATCCGCATCGAGGACTCGGCGCAGTCGACCACCGAGATCCGCCGCGGCGGGCGCAGCAGCTCTGCGACATCGCGCGAGACAGACCGGATGTCCGCGTAATCACTCATCGGCGGTTAGCCTTGAGTAGAGATCATCCCGCAGCCTGTCGATGATCATCTGCACCTTCTCGACTTGCGCGCCGGTCAGCCCGGCGTCGCGCTCCATGATGTCCGGTAGCGACTCCAGCGCCGCGGCCACGGTCTTGAACCCTGACGCCAGCGCAAGCTCAAACTCGCGCACCGGCACTAACTCCTTCGCCGCCTCGCGGTACTTCAGTTCTTCCAGATGCGCCTTGTACGTCTCGCGCTTGGCTCGCGCTTTGGCGAGGATGGTATAGGCGTCGTTCTGCTCTTCCTTCGGTCGCGCACCGCGGATGCCAGGAGGACGGCCGGCACCATCGCGCTTGCCGCCGTGACCGGGTGTGGACTTGGGTGCGTCGGTGCGGGGGGAGCCCATTACTCGGGACGCTCGATCACCCACCCGGCGAACTCGCCGAAGCGGAAGACCTCGACCGCGGATGGGACCGCGTAGAGCGACATGAACGCATCGGAGATCGGACGCTGAACGCCGATCAGGGAAAGCTCTTTCGCGATGATCTCGCCGGCCGGCGTGCCTTGCGCGACCTTGCCCGCGATCGTCAAGCGGTGCAGGACGGTCGACAAGTACCCGCCGCGGCCCTCGGTCTTATCGAAGATAATCAGCGCGCCACCGGGGCGGATCTTCGCGCAAAGCGTTTGCAGGAGAGCGCGCCGGTAGCCGGACGGGACGAACATCAGGAACAGGAACGCGACCGCCACGTCATACGGGGCGAAGTCGAACCCGGTCGCATCGGCGTGGATCACTTCGCCCGGACCTTCGTAGGCGGCGACCATCTGCGCGCTTTGCTCGATCGCAATCAACCGCGCCTCGCGTTGCGTGAGCGTCTCGGAGAGCGCGCGGCCGATGTTCCCTGTGCTCGCGCCGATGTCATAGACGAGCCCGTTACGCGGGATGTAGTGCCGCGCGATATGCGCCACGGCTCCGGTTGCAAGCTCATACCACGGCAGTTGCTCGCGAACATGCGCGTCGAAATCCCGCGCGATGTCCGCGCTCTGGAATGTCCAATCGCCGACGTTCATCGCGGAATCCTCGCCAGGATCTGATCCCGGACGGTTGCAGCAATGTGCGACATCATCACGGGCGGAACCGCGCGGCCCATGCGCTCCCATTGCTGCGCATAGGTGCCGGTCAGGACGTAATCGTCTGGAAAGGCGCAGATGCGTTTTAGCTCTGCGATGCTGAACTTGCGCTTTTCGGTTTTCTTTTGATTCATCAGGCTCGCATCCGCGACGGTTGCGGTCGGAGATGGCTCACTTAAAGGCCATAGCGGGCGCCTTCCCGCTACGGTATGCCGCTCATTACCGGCAGTCACCATGCCCCACTCCGCCCCGATCGCATACCGGCTGATGTCGGTTTCGGCTTCGACGTTCACAGGGCGCGATGCTTGGATTGTGTCGCACGGCTTATCGGTCGGATAGTGAGCGTGTTTTGAGTATCCGTTGGCATCCTCGATTGTCGTGATCCACGGCAAAGCCTCACGCACGCTGTACCGATACGGGAGCGGCTTCGGATGCGCCGGGTCAATCCCGAGATCGTCGCGAACACCGACGAAGATCGTCCGCTGTCGCGCTTGCGGAACTCCGAGCCATTGCGCATCGAGAACGCGACAAGTGACGCGATAGCCCGACGCCTTTAGCTCGCGCATGATTTCGATGAAGTAGCCTTTAGCTGCGCCTTTGACGAGACCCGAGACGTTTTCAGCGACGAAGGTCTTAGGCTGAAGACCGCGCAGCAGGCGGATGTACTCGAAAAACAGATCATCCGTGCGCTGCTCCTTGTCGCTGTACTTCTTGACCTTGCCCCATCCGGCCTGTCGCTTGCCTGCTGTCGAGAACGATGCGCACGGCGGCGAGCCGTCGAACAGATCAAGCTCGCCGGGTTGCATATTGATCGCGGCAAGGATGTCATCTGCGGTCACATTGCGGATGTCGCGACCGTCGACAAGCGTGTAATCGGCTTTGTTCGCGCGGTACGTCTCGCGCGCCGCGTCGATGAACTCGGACGCCCACAGGACGCGAAAGCCCGCCATACGGTAGCCGGTTGATGATCCGCCGCCACCGCTGAACGTGCTGATGGCGTTGTAACCGTTCCACGGAATCGCGCGGATGTCTTCCATGTTCGGGACTTGATAGGGCGGTTTGTCGACTTGCTTCATCATTGGCCCGTCCTCGAATTGCATCACGCAGCATCCATGAGAGAAGGACGACGACGTTCGCCCCCCCCGCAGAGGCTTGTATCGTCGGCATCGGCTGATTGATGTTCACCCGCTCTTACCGCTCCACTGATATCCGCACTTCGGGCATTCATGCTCGGTTTCGATGTCTTCATCGACCTCACCGAATTCGTCCGGGGCTTCGCCTTCCGGGGCTTCGCCATCCATCAACCGATCCAGTTCGTCAGGATCGAAGCCCAACAGGTCAAGGTCGAAGCCCTCGCGCTCAAGGTCAGACAGCTCGATGCCGAGCATCGCTTCATCCCACTCGGCAAGGTCGGCGACCTTGTTCACGCTGATTCGGAATGCCTTGACCTGTGCCTCGGTCATGTCGTCGACGAGCATCACCGGGACGGTTTCGAGACCGAGCTTCTTTGCTGCCTTCAGGCGCAGATGACCGTCGACCACCAGGCCGTCGGACTTTGCCAGGATCGGAACCCGGAACCCGAACTCGTAGATCGCCGCGGCGGTGCGGTCAACCGCGTGGTCGTTCTTGCGCGGGTTGCGGATGTACTCGATGAAGCGCTCCAGCGGCCAATGCTGAATCTCTTGGTCTTTTTCCGATTGGATCGGCTTTGCTGCGCCCATGATAGGTTTAGCCTATGGAATCAAGAAACATGATAGGAAAACGATAGAAG